GCTGACGTGACTCTCTATTCGTCTGCTACTGCCGGGTCGCTGGACGATGACTCGACGTCACAGACAGCCGTTAATGGTCTGTTCCTGACGACTGCCCGTAGCGGAACCGCTGGTTCTGCTGCTGGCATGGGAACGTGGCCAATGTCGGCTGCGATCTAGTCCAAAGTAGGGAGCGGGGGGGTTAGCGCCCCCCCGTGACTGCCATATGAGCAATCTGCGTATTGAATTCATTGATAATGACGATGGCCCCGATCTGGTGGAAGTGCGCCGGGTCGGTGACATGAATACGGTGATCTACAAGGTTTCTGAAAAGCTGGGCTTTCTGGAAGAACATTTCCCCCTGGAACTGGCCGCCTATCAGAAAACCGGCGCGACCGAGATTCGTGCCAAGGGGACGCCGCTCACGGACATCAAGGGCCTGGGCAAGCGCCGTGCATCCACCCTGGAAAAACAGGACGTGAAAACCGTCGAACAGCTGGCCGAATTGTCTGATGCTTCGATCAATTCGCTGGGCGCTGGCATGGTTGATCTGCGCAAGAAGGCCCGCGATCATATTGCCGACGCCGCTGGCATCGAACCGGTACGGACGGTCGGATGACCCTGCTGACGATCTGCCAGGACGCGGCCAAGATCATCGGTATTACTGCGCCGGACGCCGTGACTTCCTCCACCGATACGTCGGTGATCCAGCTGGAAGCCGTGACCAATCAGGAAGGCCGCGCCCAGGTTCAGAAATATAAATGGGAGGTGCTAATCAAGGAGGGTTCCCATACCACCATTGCCGCCGAGAGCCAGGGCGCGATGACCACCATTGCGACCGATTTCGGGCGCTTTTCCAACAATACATTGTGGAACCGAACCACCGATAGAAAATACTACGGCCCGATCACCGGCTCCCAGTGGCAGCGAATCAAGGCCATCGTATCGGGGGGCATCACCAACTATTTCCGCATTCGCGGCGGTAATCTGCTGATGACCCCGACCCCCACGGCGGGTGAAGCCGTTAATTTCGAATACGTCTCGAAGAACTGGGTCGATACCTCCGGCGGCAGCACCGCCAATGCGGACAAGTTCACCGGCGACAGCCAGACGACCGTGTTGGAAGAAGAACTGATCGTGCTGGGCGTGGTCTGGCGCTTTCTGAAGCTGAAGGGCTTGCCCTATGACACGCAATTCATGGAATACCAGACGCGGGTGATCGAATACACCAATCAGGACGGCGCGAAGCCGATTCTGCACATGGCCGGTCCCAGCCGCGCAATACTCGCACTGAACGAACCCGAAGGAAACTACACCCTGTAACCCACTAAGGAGAATATCATGCCGAATTTTGGTGGAATGGCGTACTCGAAAAGCAACAAGAGCGGCGGAATGAAGGCCAAGTCGGGCGCAACAACGTCCGCTGGCGGAAGTCCTTTTTCCATTACCGGGCCGGGACATTCGGCAGCAGCTAAAGCGTCAACAAATGCCGGGACTTTTAACGCTGCTTCCAAAACTGACAACTATGCAGCGACTGGCAGCGCCACAATTCCTGGTGGAGCCAAGACAGCTTAATAATGGCTAATGACCTCTACGGAGAATTGCTTGCCCGTGCGCTTCAGCGCAGGGCACCGCCTGGGCATTTCCCCGCCTTCGTAACCCCCGGCGAGGCCAACTTGCTGCGCTCACACGGGGGCGGCGTTGCCCCCGGCGGCGGCCAGTACATGGCTGGGGGCATACCGGCGTTCTTTAGCGAAGCCGACCCGAACCCAGGTTATGGCGGCGGCGCTATGGGGTTTGAAGATTTTGGGACTCTAGGCGTTCCGGGCTCTCAAGAAGGGCCATCCGACATGGACATAGCCCTTGGAATCTTAGGGCTAGCAGGGGGGCAGGCTCAATCACCCCACGGACATGCTGTCGGGGAGCATGGCTGGAGCTTTGAGCCTACTGCCCAAGAGATTTCTATGGCCCAGCAAACGCTATCTCAGCATAAAGCGGAAGAGGAAGCTGCTGCTGCCAGGTCGGCTGCTGCTATGGAATCGCAGTTTCAGGCTAAAGCTGCTGCCCAGTCTAAGGCGGCGGCCCAGGCGCAAGCCCAAGCGAAAGTAGACAAAGCACAAAATCGAATTGAATTCGAGAAGGCTTTAACTGAACAAATCGCTCTCAACCCCTATACCGGCGGCGGCACAGATTCGGGCACCGAAGCCCAGACAGCGGCTCAGTCGGTTTTAGACGCCCAGGCACAAGCGGCTGCATTGTCCATCGAGTCGGGCTTTGGAAACCTTGACGCCCAGGCAGCAGCAGTAGCGGCTACCGGACAAGACCCCACGGCTGGTAATGTTGACAATCAGGGAAACATAACCGCGCAAGGGGCGGCTAATATAGCCGCTGACATCGGCACAAACTCGTTAGCACAAGGCAGGTTTTCGCCAGCAGCTAGTTGGGGAGCCCTTTCGGAAGTAGCCCAGGAGAATATAGCGGCGGGCCGCAAAAGCGGCCTAACAGCTGGCATGATTGCCGCCTTGAATGCCCAAGACCATCAAGGTTACGCCATCACCAATCCGCAACCTACCGAGGCCAGCATAGTGGCCTCCCAGGTATTCGCCCAGCTCAACCCGACCATCACCAATGCGGTTATTGGGTTGGCGGGATTTCTGCCGGGACCGGTCGGATTTGCGGCCACCATAGCAGGGCTCGTAGAAGACAAGGGCCTGATGAACATTCCCGCCGTACAATCCATTCCTGGCGTCAGCGCAATCAGTGAAGGTCTGGCTAGTGCCAGAGGGAAGATCGGTGACGTTATTAGCGGCATAACCGACCCCATCACGGGACCGGTAGGGGAAGCGCTATCGGCGGGACAGCAAGCCGTTGCAGATGCGCTGTCGGGAATTCTGGGGCCGCAAGAATCAACCGGGTTTGAGGATGCGGGAGATTTTGATGGCGGTGGCGTGGATGGCGGCGCTCCAGATATAGAAATCATGCCGCCCATCGCTACTGAAACAGATGCAGCGCCAGCATTATCGGCGCGTGCATTCGGGGATGTGGACGATGAAACGCGGCGAAGAATACTTGCCAATATCATCAGCGGCTTGCAGCGGACAGACCGTCCGACGGAAGGGGTCACTGCATTTGGCCCGTTATTTACCTAGTGAGATAATGAGATGGGCCTAGCACCAATACGCATCACCGGGGCCAACGCCACGATTCCCGCTCCGATGGGCGGCCTGAACACCCGCGACTCCGTGGATATGCTGCCCCCAACCGACGCGATCCGGCTGGACAACTTCTTCCCGGCCCGCTCCCACGTTCAGGTGCGTAACGGCTATGAAGATCACGTCACCGGCCTGCCGTCCACCGTGCAGTCGCTGATGGTTTATAATTCCGGGACCGCTAACACCATGTTCGCCGCTTCCGGCACCGCCGTCTACGATGTCACCTCTGCCGGTGCCGTGGGCTCTGCCGTCATAACGTCACTATCAAACGCGCAGTTTCAATGGGTCAATATCACCACGTCGGGCGGTTCGTTTCTATTCATTTGCAACGGTGCCGATGCGCCCCGCCATTGGAATGGCTCTGCCTGGGCTACCCCTACTTTGAGTGGTGTGACGGCGACGGATATAGTCAGCGTGGAGAGCTTCAAGGAGCGGCTGTTTTTTGTTTTCAACGATTCCCTGACGTTTGGCTTTCTGCCGATTAATGCGGTGGCCGGGACCGTGGCCGAGTTCGATCTGGGCAGCGTATATTCTCTTGGTGGACAAATTCAAGCCATTGGCACCTGGACGCGGGACGGCGGCGCAGGGCCGGAGGATAACGCCTTGTTCTGGACCGATCAGGGCGAGATTGCCATGTACGCCGGGACCGACCCCGCCGATGCGACCCTGTGGTCGCTGGTTGGCGTGTACCGCGTGGGCCGACCCATTGGCCGCCGCTGCATTCTCAATGTCGGCTCCGACTGCTACCTGATAACCGAAAACGGCATCTTGCCCATGACGCAAGTTCTGGGAACCGGTGAGGCCGCCCCCAACCGCGCCATCAGCGACAAGATTAGCCTGACCTACAACGAGTCCGTGGTCAGCTACCGCAACACTTTCGGCTGGGAAGGTGAGCTTTATCCGCGTGGCGGCTATGGCTTATTCAATGCCCCGGCCTCGACCGGCGGCGAGTTCGTTCAGTATGTGGTCAATCTGGAGACCGGCGCATGGGCACGGTTCCGCGATCAGAACGCCTACACCTGGACGGTATTCGACAGCGACTTGTATTTTGGCGGTAACACCAAGGTTCACAAGGCTGACACCGGCACTGATGATGCGGGATCAGCTATTGAGGCGACAGCCAAGACGGCGTTTATTTATTTTGGAGAGCGAAAGGGGCCGACCCGCTACACGGCCATCCGCCCGGTCATGGCGTCGGATTCCGCTTTGGAAATATCCATCGGGTTTGACGTGGATTACCGCGACGGCACTTCGACCCTGGTGCCTTCGGCTACCACCTCTGGAACCTCGTCGTGGGATACGTCGCCTTGGGATACGACGCCTTGGGCTGGACCGATCACCACTCAATTAGACTGGTTGTCTGTAGCTGCAATCGGCTGGAACGCCGCTGTGCGGCTTAGAACCATGACCGATAGCCAGTCTGTTCGTTGGTTGGCGACCGATGTGCGTTTCGAACCGGGCCAGGGAGGTTTCTGATGCTGAGAAATGAGGTCTGGGACTTACTGGCACCGGCTACCGTTGCATTTGAAAACGTCTCCCGCAATGAGGTGGAAAGCGGCATCGCCAACGGCGACTTCCAGCTTTTCATCAGTGAGCATTCCGCCGCCGTTACTTGCGCCTTTGGGAAGTCGCTACGGATCGGTCTTGCTGGCGGCGACCTGGATGAGCTATTGGATATTGAGAAGGACATCTGCGATTACGCCCGTAGCCACGATTTCGACAGCGTCGAGATCATAGGCCGCCCCGGCTGGGAGCGCGTCTTGCAGGGCTACCGGCGCACCGCCGTCCTGATGCGAAAGGAGTTGGATTGTCATGGGCTTCATTAAAGATATCTTCAGCAGCCCAAAACCGCCGCCGCCCGTAGACTTCGGGGCCATCGGCCAGCAACAGGCAGCGACCAACCTAGAAACCGCCAGGGTCGGCGCACGGTTGGCACGGCCTGACATCGTAACGCCCTTTTCTACGACCACCTTTCGTGAGACCGCGCCGGATCAGTATCTGGCGACCCAGACTCTGGCCGAGCCCTATGAAGGGCTGCGAAGAACCGAAGCGGGTATCCAGAGACAGGTTCAAGACCTTGCGGCGGGCCGTCTGGGTCAGGTGCCGACCGGGCCGCTGGATGTGTCCGGCTTCCAGGCGGAACCGACCCGCTTTGATTACGGTGCCATCGGGGCGCAGCCGACCTATGACACCTCTGGCGCGACCTATGAGTTACCCGGCTATGAGGGGCTGGACGCCTATACCACCGACGCCGCCAATGAATTTTACAGCCGCGCTCTCTCGCGGCTCAATCCGCAATTCGACCGGTCTGAACGGCGGCTACGAACGCGCTTGATAAATGCCGGTATTCCCGAAGGCACCGACGCCTTTAACCGTGAATTTGAATTATTCCGTCAGGGCAAAGCCGATGCCTTGAGTGATCTGGCAAGCCAGTCGGTCTTCCAGGGCCAGACTCTGCAAAGCAATATTCTGGGCAATATCCTGACGGGTCGCGGCCAGGAGCTAGGCGAGATCGGCATGGAATACGATATCGCCCAGCGTCAGAGGCAGCAACAAATCGCAGAAGGCCAGCAACAAGTTGCGCTGGACCGCGAGGCCAGAGACCGTGAGATTGCGGAAGCCGTCCGCTTGCGCCAGTTACCGCTTTCGGAAGCGGCGGGGCTGATTACCGGCACCACGCCATTCACCCAGGCAGCGGCGGCTGCACCGCTCAGAGTTGCCCCGGTACAGGGACCGTCGCCCGTTGATCTGGGCGCACTGGCTTCCGCTGGACAAGCCGATCAGCTGGCCCGCTTCCAGGGTCAGGTAGCCCGACAGGGCGCGGGTCTGGGTCTTGCGGGCTCTCTTGGTTCCGCCTTTATAAGGAGGTAACAGATGGTTTCCTCCATTTATACGCCAAACAAGCGCATTGACTATTATCGGAACCTGTCTCGGGCGTTGATGCCGAAACAGATCAGGGCCTATAATCCGAACATTCGCAATCCCTACGCGCAGACGGCAAGCACCAATCTCGCCAATGTTCTTAGGGGCCTTGTGGACACCTATTCTGCTGAACAGCAGTTGGGCAAAGCCGAACAGTTAGAAGCCGAACAATTAGCAGCGCAGCGGGCCATTGGCGGCCAGTTGGCGCAAATGCGGACCCCCGGCACAGGCCCCACGCTCGATATAACCGAGACCGCTATGCCCATAAGCGATATGGACATGGTACAGCGCCGTCAGCAGCAGGTGCGCCGTAGGCCGTTCAGTATGGATGCGCTGGAAATCCCGTTGGAACTTCAGGAGGCAGCGGGCACCACGCCAGAGCTGCTGCAAGGGCGTATTGCGGAAATAACGGCTGGGCGAAAAGAGGCATACACCGCACGTCAGGAAGCCGAGATAGACCGGAGGCTGGGAAGCATCGCCGCTGCCATAGCCATAACGGGAGAAGGCCCGGAGAGGGAGCGTTTGCAGAACCAGCGGAGCCAGTTGCTTGCGATCAAGGATGCCGCACAAACGGCTGTAAGACAGGAAACACAAGAAATAGCCCGTGCCAAAGAGGAGCGGGGGGTCGCTAGAGAAGAAGCAAAAGCCGGGGATGTGCCGAGAAAGGTTTTCGATACGGACACCCTGGAGATGGTAATGATCCCGACGCGGGAATGGCGGGCTAATCGAGACCGCTATAAGGCCGAAATGCCGAAGACCGTTGACGTTGTGGAGCTTGCCACTGGAAAAACCACGCAAATAACCAAAAAAATGCTCCTACAGGATATTGCCAGAGGTCAAGCGGGAGAAGACCGCAAATACGGAAGCAGGCGCGGAATCAGCTTGGTAGATGGTCAATTAGTTCAGGGCGCTCAACCGATTGGTAAAACGCAAACACAGAAAGAAGTAAAGAAAAGAGTGGAGACCGGCTTCCATGTTGCAAGGGCCGGATCACTTTTAAGAAAAATCACGGACACACCGGGATTGACAGGATTGCGCGGACGTGCTGCTGAATTGGTTGGAGGGGTTGCGGGACAGGTTTACGCCCCATTGGGCGAATTTTTGTCGGAAACCATATCCGGGGCAACCCCATCGCAGTTAGCTGAATATAGAGTAGCGGCCAAAACTTTAATCGCCGGACTTATAGAGGAAATGACGGGCGAAGAAAGCGGACGGTTTTCCGAGCCGGAAAGACGAATCGCAGAAACTTCTGTGGCGGCTTTAGAAAAGCTAAGTTCTGCCGAGCAAGTAGGGGGCGCTGTGCGGGCCGCAATGCGGGCGTACATCGTTCATGGTGCTAAATCGGATTACCTATTGGGCAGTCCATATGACCTTAAAAACAAAGAGTGGCTGATTGAATATGTCACAGGGTTAAAAGATCTGGGCCTAGAGCGAGACGACATCGAGGATGTTTTAGCGCAAATTAGGTCAGCTTATCGCTTTTTGGATTGGGACAAAGTTTCGAGGAGCAAGGAGTAAAATGGCTCAGTCCCCAAGCACCGCTGAAAGTATCGTCGATGAATTTTTGACGCCAGAAGGGGGTGCCCCTGACACGGGGAGTGCCCAGGCGATTGTCGAGGACTTTCTGGTTCAACAAAAACTCGATCCTGGCGAAAAGGTGACGGGACAACCGGGACTTGAAGACCTGGGCGTCCGTGCAAACATCGCCGCTTTTTTCCGTCCGCAAACAGCGGCTGAAGCCAACAGGGTCTTCCAAAGGTCGTATCCCGAAGGCGGCATTGTTCGCGATCCCCAGGACAAAGAATTATATTTTCGGACCAACCCACAGCAAAAGTACAGAAAACTGGACCCGAATATTTTTACTGATTCAGGGCGATGGCGCGATTTTCTTTATGATGTTGCTGAATTTGCCGCTTATGAAGCGCCTGTCATAGCGGGCGAATTAGGTGCATTTGCCACCACCAAGAACCCCACGTTCCTGGGCGGTGCCACCAGAGGATTGGTCGGGGCCGGAGGCGGCGAACTGGTGCGACAGTTATCCCAGATTCTAGGCGGCAAAACGGACGCAACTCCGTTGGAGGTTGGTAAACAGGTCGCCACTACCGGACTATACGGCGCAGGCGGAGAGGTGGCATCAAAGCCCATTGTGGCGGGCGCGAGATATGCAAAAGGTCTGCCCGCTATGGCGCTGGACACGGGAGCGGGGCGCGCTCTCAAGGCCCAGGCGCGACAGGTATTGCCCGTCGTGACGCCGGGACAGACGGTTATCAATCCGTTGATTAAGAAATGGGAGAAGATGGGCGTACAGTTTTCGCCCCGTATGATTCAGCATTTCAATAAGCAGCGCCAGGAAGCGATGAAGAAATTCAGAACTATCGTGGAGGGGACTACGATCAATCTTCCTGTTGCCTTGCGAACTACTGTCGATGAAGCGGAACAGCGCATTTACCGATCTCTGCCGGGAGGGGTCTATCCCCGCTACAAGGGCATGACTTCTAAGGAAGCCGGAAGACAGCTATTAAAGGGCGTGACCGAATGGGACGAACTGGCAAAAGGGCAAGTGGATGTGGCCTACATGGCGGCCCGCAACGCCGCTTCAGCAAGTTATGACATCGGTAATTTGGTCGCTGCTGCCAATCAGGTTTTGCGGGGAACAAGAATTGGTCTGAAACCGCGCAAGGTCGAAGGCAAATTATTAGATCAGTACGGTGATCCGATTATGAAAACCGTGCGGGAAAAGGAGCGTATAGGGGCATTGACGAAAGACGTTAAGGAAGCCGCTGAGTTGATACGCAAAATGGACCCCAACCTGCCTACTATTGATGGCGTGGACGCTACCGACCAGCTGATGGCGCTTCGCCATACCTTATGGGACGCAAAAACGCCTGCCCCCGGTGACGTATTTCGACAAGTAAACCGGGACGCCGACGCTTTGTATCGGGCTCTTACCAAAGCAATGGACAATCCCGTTGTCGATGTCGAGGATGCGCGAGGGTTGTGGAAAGATGCGGCAACAGCAGCCAGCCGCCGATTTGCGGTGCTGGACAAGGCCGTAATCGGGCAGATTCTTAAAACACGGGTCAAGGGTGGCGAAAGCCAACTGGCCCATGCTCTTGTTACCTCTGGAAGGCAAAGCGATATAGACGATCTGAAGCGTTTAATCCCCGGAAAGAGATTTGAAGACCTGAAGGCATTCGTTGCCGGTGAACTGTTGCGTGATCCGGCGAAAATAAAAAGCATGGATCAGGACGTTTTGCGGTCTCTGGTCGGTAAACGGGATCTGGACAACATAACCAGCGTTGTCGATGACGTGGCACGGTTGCGGGCGTCTCCGATGGCAAAGGCGTTCGATGAGAATATTTCGGGTCGCGTTGCCATGATGGATTTCTTGAGTGATCTGACCCCTTCCCAGACCGATGCTTTCATTACGGCTGTAAAAAACAACGCGCCGCTCATGCAAGAAATGAAAAGGTCGGTATTAAATGGCATCGGAGACCTTTCGATGGATGCCAGCCGACAGTTCAATTTGGGCCAGTTCAACAATGCCATCAAGAAGTTCACTGATGTAGGTCTATTCAGAAAGAACGGCTTGTGGTCGAAAACGGAACAGCAAGCGATAAATGATTTTCGGGCATATTTGAACAGGGTCGCTGGTCCCGCGAGTCAGGATGCGGGTGTCTCACTGATGGCCGCTGGCATAGCCAGCCCAGCTAAGTTAGCACGAGGCGAACAGGGTATTTTAGGAATAATAATGGAATCTGCCCACCAAATGATCATAACAGGAGGTCTTGGGCGGTTCTTGACAAGCGAAACGGGAGCCAGAATCTTGCGCGGGAGCGCCCGGAAACGGCCTCCTGGCGGCCAAGCTGTATGGGGCTCTAACCAATTAAAGGCTATAATGGCAGGCGCTGTTGCCTCTATGGCACCGAAAGACGAGGAGACTGAATAATGCCTTGGAGTGGTGGATCATTTACCAGAACAAACGGTGTCAACACCGGGGCGACCCTGTGGGCGCAAGACCGCGACGACGGCACAAAGATACTGGCCACCCGCCATGATACCAACGACCAGGACATGGCCGATGGCATCAACTCGACCCTGGAGAAAAGCGGCTCCAATGCGGCGACCGGCAATCTTGACATCGGTTCCAACCGGATCACCCTGGTGGCCGACGGCACCGCCAAGACGGACGTGGCCACGGTCAATCAAATCCAGAGCAACGGCCCCGCCTTCCAGGCGACCGATACCGGAACGGCCAACACTTACGTCATAGCCCTGTCACCGGCGATCACCGCCTATGCGGCGGGCCAGGAAATTACCTTCAAGGCGGGAGCCGCATCGACCACGGCTTCGACCTTGAACGTCAACACCCTGGGCGCGAAGGCGCTGAAGAAGCTGCATGACCAGGACATAGCATCTGGCGACATCGAGTCCGGTTCCATCGTCACGGCGGTTTATGACGGCACCAATTTCCAGGTCACGTCACAGCTGGCGACCGAAGGGGGCACCCCAGGCGGTTCCGACACTCAGGTGCAATACAACTCCTCCGGCAGCTTCGCTGGTGATGCCGACCTGACCTTCGACGGCACGGAACTGACAGCGGCGGGGGTAAATCTGGCTGCGTTCAGCGGTGTGCTGGAGGCCAATGCGAACTTCGTCGATCAAGTGATATTCGGCCCATCGGTCGATGGCATGGCCTGGAGCGGGCTCTGGAGCAAAGCGTCGGTATTTTCCAGCCTGATGCTGGCGACCGTCGAAGATGCGGGCGCAGATTCGCAAATCAACATTTGGGATTTAACGACCAAAGCCAACACCACCCCGCTTGGAACAGTCGCATTGAGCGGCGATGCCACGCCGACTTCTATAGCGGCTGCTATGGGCTACATTATTGTCGGCAGCGAAGACGGCATCAGCATTATAGACCCACATTCTGGGGCATGGGCTGAACGAACGAGTGGCTGGCCCAGAACATTATCCAGCAGCACGGTACCGGCACTAACGAATAATGATGTGCAGGATGTTGATGCTGGTCTTTCTGATCAGCCGCCCTTCGATCCTCGCACTGGGGGTCCACTGCCAGATTTTGCATGTGCTTATGGAACAGGTGCCGATTATTTTTCTTTAATTAAACATGATGGGAATGTTTGGGATAAGGCCGGAACAGTTTCCTCAGACCCACTGTGCATCATTACCTCCGATGGAATGGTTGGGGGTACTAAGTCAGGCGATATACCGGAAATTGCAACGAGTTCAATATCCGGCATTACCGCAGACGATTTTCTTACTTGGGGTAATTATACTGGGGCTTTTCTCCCAGAAAGTGCTTGGGATGAGTATGGTGGTTTGCTGGCAGGAGGTAGTTCAACTCTATTTACGCAGATGCTTCTTCGCAGTAAAGCTGGCACCGATATTTCCAGTCAGGCCGAAGAGGTTGTCTACTGTCACACCAATCGCACATACACGACTGGTTATATGTCTGGCGACATCAGAGGTGCATGGTTAGCCAATAGCAAAACAGCAGATCGTAGTGTTAAGGGCAACACCCTCACTGAAAACGGAACGGTGACCGAAGGAGCGGTAGAATCCGGTGCGGAGTTGAATGGGTATAGTGGCTGGTCTGGTTCTAACTATTGCAATAAAGTCAATGATGCAGACATTGAAATGGGCACCGCCGCTTTTTCCTATAGTTTCTGGTATAAATCCGGCGCTGTTTCGGGCACGGATTATGCCCTCTCTTATCGAAATGCTTCATCAGGTGCTACTCCGCAGTGGGGCACGTATTTTAGTTCCAGTGCAATAGCCGCAGGTGTTAATGATGGCTCTAATAGTGCTGCAGTCACTTGGTCTGATACCAGTACGTTTGATAGTAAATGGCATAAACACGATGTTACCTGGAGCGGCGCAACTGGGATATTGAATAGCTATATTGATGGAGTTCTTGTCGGTACAGCTACAAACGCCAGCGTCGGCAGCTTGTCTGGTGGTTCTGCTTTTGGAATAGCTCTTGGTGCTTCGGCAGAAGGTGGCTCACCTTTTGGCGGTAGCCTGTCGCTGGCCCGTCTCTCAGCCACCGCCCCAACCGCTACCCAAATCCGCCAGATGTACGATGCTGAAAAAGGGATGTTCGTCGCTTCGGCTGAATGTTTGCTTCAATCCGGCTCCACTGATGCAGTGCTGGATGTCAATGTCGATCCACTGACAAACAAAGTTCTGGTTACTCAGACCGATGCCATAACGGTATTCGACGGACTGGTCGTGGACAGCAAACCCACTGTCAATAGCGGTACATCTGAAAAAGGCAAGTTGTGGGGCGATTTACGGGCAGAACAGAATAGTGCCAATGCTTACGTCACGGCACCGGCCACTGACCAGCGACAGGTCAATGAAATGGTGCGGGGTCTGGCTAATGATATGCCGGGCGGTGTTGATCTGTCGAAGGCGAAGGCTTGGATTAAATTTGAAGGAGCCTCCGGTAAGGCAATATTTAGTTCGTTCAACATAAAAAAGATCGTAGTCAATGGAACGGGTGATTTTCAAATACATTTTGGGGTTCCGTTCAAATCTAATGAATATGTGAGTACCATTTGCCATGAAACCTATGTAGGTACTGCGAGAACCCTGAACGCCTCAAGTAAGTTTGCAAGAGCATTAACTTACGATACGTCGAATTCACTCGCCGATTGCGACGATATTCAGATGCTTTTCTTTGGAGAACTAGAAAATGAATGAACTAATAGTTAACGCAGACGGCACGGTAACCGTGGTCGGTGATGCCGGATCAGTGAGCGGTATCCTAGCTGAACTAGTCGAAGCCAATACCACGCCAGCCGTGCGGAATGACGATGGCAGCATCAAGACCGCAGCAGTTGTGCCAGCCGCCGATACACTGGCAGTTGAGATTACGGCGGCTGATCTGAAGACCCACGCATGGCGGCTTCCAAAGGCCCGTGTAGAGCGGCTGGAGGAAATCCGGGGCACTCGTAACGCCAAGTTAAAAGAGCTTGATGTTGAATATCAAATGGCAGATGAGGGCGTTCACCCGGATGGATTGAGCAAGACCCAGGTGGCCGCTAACAAACAGGCCCTGCGCGATCTGCCGCCGACGGCGCAGTCCCATCTGGCTGGGCTGAACGACACTGACGCGATTGCGGCTTACAAGCCTCTGGAATCATGATTAACCTGGAACACCTCGTTTATCACAACACCGGCGACCCGGAGCCCGGTCAGCTGACGCTGATGCGTCCGTTTGGCCCCGCGCTGGGCCACACCAGACTGTCCGATGAGATCATCGACGCCTTCAACGCGGACATCGACAAGGGCACAAACGGCCCGGACTGGTCCGACCATCTGGTCGGCAAGGTCGAGGCGGAACATCTGATCCCCTCCGAGGTGCTGGACGATCACAAGGTTTTCTTCATGGATGCGGCATTGAAATACATCGCCGACTACGCCCACCGCAACTGCCAGCCGATCCGCCTGGACATCCGACCGCAAGTCCACATTCAGTCCGCGTGGTACGTTCAGCAGAAAGCCAACGACTTCAACCCGATCCATCTGCACACCAATTCCGAACTCAGCTGCATCGGCTATCTGAAGATGCCCGACGGCATCGAAGAGGAATGGGAGCAAGACGGGCTGGATCACTACCCGGCCAACGGCCATGTGGAATTCATGGCGGGGAGCCCGACGTTTCTCAACCGCGCCACCTTCATGGTGCGGCCCAAGGTGGGGGATTTCTTTATCTTTCCCGCCGATATGTACCATACCGTTTATCCGTTCCAATCGGACGGCGAACGGCGTAGCTTTTCCATGAACATTGTTTTGAGTGAACTGGACCAGGAGAAAGACGATGAAGGCTAAAGGATTTCCGAATAAGATGACACGCGGTCAGATGGGTGCGTACAAGGGCATTCAGAAGGCCGAGTATTTCCGAGGCGGTTTAAACATCCAGGCGGGCAACGAGATGGGCTTCCGCTCAAAAGGCTGGCGCGTCAAGCGCGGGGCTGATAAGTCCGATACCTTCGGGATGAAACTGCGCCGGAGTTAATCATGGCTACGAACCAGGAAGCACGGCAAACGTCGATCCGGGCGGTCACCTCGACCACCGGCACGCACAACGAGGATTGGCTGGCGCTGTTCACGGCGCGATCCGCCCCGGCGGGTGAGTATAACGAGCGCCTGTTGAGCTATATCAACACCAAGCTGTCCACCTCGTACACCAATATCAATGATGCCATGCAGGCGCTGGCGGCCAATCAGAGCGCCGACAACTTCAGTTCGATGGGCACCTTCACGCCATGACGACCAACTCCGAGGCCCGTCAGGCCAGCTGCCGCACCACGTCCGGCACCGCCTACAATGTCGATGGCGACTGGATGGCGATGTGTACCGCGATGGGCATTACCACCGGCACAATGAACGAGCGCCTGTTGCAGTTCTACAACGCTGCGCTGGGTGCGACCTGGGATGTGGCGGCCTGGGATGAAGTCGCCTGGGACGGCACCGACGGCAACCACACCAACATCAACGAAGCCGCCGCCGCCTTTGCGGAGAGCAACGGCATCACCGGCAACGGCAGCATGTTTTCATCACTGGGATCATTCTGATGGCCAAGAACTGGATACAGGGCGCGATCAAGAAGCCGGGAGCTTTCACCGCCCAGAAGGACCGTTACAACCGCACCCATAAAGGAAGGAATCTCTCCACCAATCAGTTCGCCAACAAGGTGCTGGCAAAGGGCTCCAAGTTCAGTGCCACCACCAAGCGGCGGGCAAATCTGGCTAAAACCTTGGGGAAAATGAGATGAAAAAGAGTAGCAAGAAAAAGAAGAGCGGCGCTATAGAAAGCTCTGGGGTGCCTTCGTCTACTCCTGTGGGGTTGAGAGGCCAAGTTAAAGTAGCTGCTGGACCCGTACAATCCAACCCTATGCCTAAACTTGGAGGTTCTCCCCCACCAAAGGCTGGTTTTTCCAGGAGCGGCAAAAAACTTACGTAGGAGGGTTTAATATGAAATACATCACTGACAGAATCATGGAGCCGTCCAGCTGGGCGGCCTTGGCTGCCGTCCTGTTGGGCGTCAGCATCTTCGTCGAAATGCCGTGGCTGATGATCGTCGCGGCCATTGCCGCCGCTGGCGCACTGTTCTTGAGGGAGCGTAACGGCTGATGCTTAGCGGCCTGTTGGGAGCGATACTGCCCGTTGCCAACACGGTCATCGACCGGCTGGTTCCAGACAAAAATGCCCAGGCCAAGCTCAAGGCCGAGATGGAGAAGACTCTCGTCCAGGCCGAAGCCGCCGGGATGCTGGCACAAGCACAAGCGAATGTAGAATCCGCGAAACACCCGTCAATTTTCGTAGCCGGAGCTAGACCGAGTATCCTCTGGATTTGCGCTGTCGCATTGGGGTGGCAATTCATTGGTCATCCCCTGGCGATCTGGGGCGTTTCCCTGTGGGCTCCAGAGACGCCGATCCCTGCCATCCCCACGGAGGGCTTGTTCCCTCTCACAATGGCTCTCCTGGGGCTGGGGGGGATGCGCAGCGCGGAAAAGTGGCGCGGCGTGGCCAGAGAAAATATGAAGCGCACCAAGTGAGACTGAGCGAACACTTCAGCCTGATTGAGATGACCAAGAGCCAGACCGCTTTGCGTTTAGGTCTGGACAACAACCCCGACCCGGCCAAGGTTGAATCGCTACGTGCCCTGTGCGAACAGGTGTTGGAGCCAGCGCGGAAACATTTCGACCGGCCCGTCATCATCAATTCGGGATACCGTGCCGAAGCGGTCAACAGGGCCATCGGGGGCAAGGCCACATCCCAGCATTGCAAGGCCGAAGCTGCCGACATCGAAATCCCCGGCGTGGATAATCTGGAGCTGTATAAATGGCTGACGGATAACTGCGACTACGATCAGCTGATCCTGGAATACTACACGGGCGACCCCGCTTCGGGCTGGGTTCACGTCAGCTATGTTTCACATGAAACAAACCGCCGGGAGCGGTTGCGGATTGATAAGTCGGGGGTGCGGCGGGATTAACTACCAGACCGTCGAGTCGAACTCCATGCACTTGAAGATGCCCTGATCCAGGGCCAGCTTCATGGCGATTTCGCAGGGATAGCCAAGCTCTTCATAGCGGCTCTTGTGAACGATCAAGCGGGCGTCCGAATTGCGGTTGCCGTAATCGTCAACGAACTTGTCCCGATGGATTGAAATAACCTGATCCGCTTTGTTGGCCCAATGCTGGGAGCCGGATATGGAGCTGTAGGTGATGGGCTCACGCACCCCAGCGCCCAGGGGCTTGGCCGGATGCGCCAGTATTTGCAGATGCAAATTACATGCCTTGGCCAGATAGGTGCAGTCGTCCAGGCACTTGCCGATCCAGCCGGTTTCGGTTTGCTGCTGGCGATTGAAGTCGGGCACGATCATGTTCCACGGGTCCAGGCTGACGGCAGAGATGGCGTGACGGGCGTGGCAGTCGTTGACGATCTCAAGTATCCATTGAAAGCCGGGGCTGTTGGAGGGGTGATGGATGAACAGGAAATATTCTTCAATCCAGTCGTCGGCGGTCTTCTTCTCCTGGTCGGTCATCTCCATTTCCAGCTTGCCCCAGTAGGCACTCCTCAGGTTGCGCCGCACGAAGGGCTTCTCCCTGGTTTCCATCGACATCAGCGCCACCCGAATGCCGTATTGCTTGACGATCTGCGCCCACAGCTGTTGCGATAGATGGCTCTTGCCATGCCCCGGCCACCCCGACAGCACCGACAGACAGGTCGGCGATAGATGTAATTTGTTCTGCCAGCCGTCCCAGCCCTGCCAAAGTACTAAAGCGGGCGGCTCGGGTATCTCTGACAGACGGTAGATGCCATCAAGGGGAAATTCCTTCACGTCCTCACGGAGAAACAGGCTCAAGGATTCCGCGCCGTGGCGGATCAGAAAGTCGTTGGCGTCCTTGACCTCGTCGGGCCACTCCACCCAGTAGCACTTGCCCGCACCGAATACCTGCGCCAGATCAGCCCGAAGGTGATGGCCGGGGCTATCGTTGTCGGTGCAGATGACGAACCGCTTGCACTTGCCC